TATTGCCCCCATTGTAATTTAGGGAGATTTCCAACTAACTATGAAATCGCTATGGGGCTAAGACCTTCTATATGCAAGAAATGCTTAGGACAACTTAAAAGGGGAGAAGAGGAATGAATAAGAGGGCAGTTACGGTAACTTTACCGGCACCACATGCAGCAGAAGTAAAGTGTCCGATTTGTGAAGGGAATAAATGTAAAGTCTGTAACAGGACGGGCCTTATGAAAATTAAGGTGGCTCCTAAAATCCCTATCCAAAGAGCGCACATCATAAAGTATGTCCGTGATAATATCCATGAAGTCGCAGGAGAATTGACTAGAATGTATGGGTTAGTTCCCGAAATACAAACTAGGGAAATTATAGAAGTTGAAGGAGGCCAATATGAAGTAGTTCAAGTTTCTAGTTTAGGAGGGGCCTGTTGGGTTGTGAATAGATTAGATAGTTTAGAGTCACCTAGATATTTTATCTCTAAAAATGATTTAGATAAATTCAAAGGAGGGTTAATGNTTGAGTGAATTAAAGTTAGAAGGAAGAGTAGCGAGAAATGCTACAGACGAAATACAGATACACGCAGGGGAATATTGGAAGAAGCANGTANTAGACTTCAGATGGTATTCTAATGATAAGCCAACTAAAAAGGGAATAAGNATGAATCTAGAAGAAGCNCAGAGAGTTCACGCTATTCTAACTAGAGTTTTGAGGGAGATGATTTCAGATGTGGAAATGGATTAAGATTTACAAAGAAGATAAGAAGTTCGTAGAATGGGCCAAGCAAATTGAAAAGAAGGTTAAGGGCGAAGTCCGTGAACAGTTCAAGGAGGCTTGGCCTAAAGTTAGAAATAATAATGAAGCCGTGAAAGGTTCGTTTGTTTTCTATTGGGAAATGAGAACTAACATGACTCAAATACACAGCATGGCACAGCCTATGGCAATCGCCTACCTAGCCTATTTAGCAGATGGCGCACAATCGGTCGGTAGAGAGGACATTATTGGAGTTCTAAATAATATGATAATGAATATCCCTAGAATAAATCTAGAAATATCTAATTCTTTGATTGCTCAAATAAAAGAAGATTTTACAGTAGAAGGTGAGAACGATGAAGAAGANTGACTTTATTGAAATCGCTAAAAAACTAATGCACATAGCAGATAGTAAAAAAAGAGACAAAGGCTATCCATTAGCAGAGCCCCACTACTTTGATGTAAAAGAAAGAAAGTTGCTCAAACAACTGATAAGGAAATGTAATGAGGTGAAAATATATGACGATGAAAATGATGACAAGACTACTAGAGAGCCTAGAGGACAGGAAACCAACTCAACAAATCTCTTTAGTTTCCAAAGAGATAAGTAAGTTCAAAGAAAACGACAGGAAGATATTATTCCAAATACTATCTTTGGAATACCCTTCTTCTAATGTCGGCATATCCAAGGCTAAAAAATGGATAGCCAAGGCTTGTGATATGTTTGAAGATGAAATAGATTCAGACTATTCGGCAATGAAAGACATTGGAGATGTTTGTTATTTTCTAAACGCATCGAAAAAAAGCAATTGCGAAATACCACTGAATAGATTTCTAAACATACTTAGTTTAGATTGCGGAGGAATAGGTTCAAATGAATATATTTTATTCCAAAGTNTTTTTTCTGAAATGTCTGCNTTAGAAAGNAAGTGGTTTAGTAGATATTGGCTGAAGGTTCCTAGAAATGGAATTAACTTAGGCACTGTCCAAAAGATGATTGCTAAGTATTACGATAAGCCGTTGAAAGAAGTAAAGCAACATAGTAATTTTAATGATATTGCGAATTTAGTTACATATTATGAAATGAATGAAACCCCACCAACAAATATTACTCATGGTAGGTTTGTTAAGCCTATGCTTGCTAGGGAAATACCGATGAAAGATTGGCCTAAGAATAAAATTGTAGATTACAAATATGATGGTAATAGGTATCAGATTCACAAAGAAGGAGATAGTGTAATTATCTTTAANCGNAANGGNAANATAGTAACTCCGCAGTTTCAAGATGTAGTTGAAACAGTTAGGGAATACCCCGTAGACCGTTGTATTCTTGATGGAGAAATATATCCAATCAAAGAGGATGGTTCCCCCGCCGAACATAAGTTGATGGGAACTAGAGTACATTCTAAAAATCACGAAGAGGCTAGAGANAAAGTAAAAGTCAAGTGGGTTATATTTGATTGTCTAAAATATAGAACAGTAACTCTGATGAATATGCCGTATTCGGANAGACTCACTATGATGAAAGAATTGCCCGACCAAGCACATAGAATGGAAGAGGACGGTGATGTTCTAGCATTTTACAATAGNGCGATTAATGATGGCTTTGAAGGNATTATTGTCAANGACAGTACGCTTCCCTATGAAGCAGGGAAAAGAAGTAAAGGTTGGGCCAAGTACAAACCCCCAAGAATAAACTTAGATGTTGTAATTACTTCTGCTAGATACGGCCAAGGTGCTAGGTCTAGCGTTTTCGCCTCTTATGATATTGCAGTAAAAAGCGAAANTGGATTTATGAATGTNGGTTCCGTTGGAACCGGATTAACTGAAGGAGAAATGTTTTCTCTGACAAACAAACTTAGAACTTTAGTAGAATCATACAAGGATGGAACATATCACTTCCTACCTAAAGTGATTTTAGAAGTCACTGCTGATTTAATCAGTCGAGATGAAAAGGGAAATATCGGTCTAAGATTTCCCCGCATCGTAAATATAAGAGAAGATAAATATGTATCAGATATTAATACCGTAGCAGATGTTATTCAGACTATGAACGGGTTTTGATGCAAATGATAGAAACGGAATTGCAGAAGTGGACGGAACAGTACGGGGTAGTGACTACCTTCAACTATATGGTGTATGGTGAATTAACAGACGAATATACCGGACTCTTGAACAGGGGATTAAAATTACATTTACTTGCAGAAAATGAACTATGTCCTATAATGATGTTAGTCAAAGAAGTAGAAGAAGAAGAAGCAACAGTATTGAATACATATCAAGGAACCAATCTCTGCATAGTATTTCCGGAAGATAAAAAACATTTAGAGGATTATATCGCAGAAGTCGTTTCTGATTGCTTAAATTATTTGAGATTAAAAAATGATTTCCTAGGATTAAGATTGGTGGAAAGTAATGTTTAGTAAAGATGTTTTAGTTGGTATTTTCATAGGTTTGGCTAATTGCGAAATTCGTGTAGAAAGCGACTATCGAAGTACATTGGGATATACGATAAAACCCAAGTTACAGATTAGGGGAGAGATGCCCTTCCTTCGACAAATAGAAAGAACCTTTCATCAACACGGAATACATTCTCATATCAGAGAGATAGAATCTAAACTAAGACAAAAACCTATTCTAACTATTTCAAGAATCAGTTCACTAAAAACGATAGTGGATATGATTCCCTCTGCATACTTTGATGCAAGAAACCAATGGCCGGACTTCAGAACCGTAGTAGAAATAATGTGTGATAAAAGACATCTAACCCTAGGAGGGCTGGATGAAATATTAAAAATAAAGGGATTGATTTAATGGGACTTACCTCAATGAGCAAAGATAGAACTATTGTAATTACAGGAAAACATGGTAGTGGTAAATCTACTATGGCAAGGGAGATGTTTGAAGATGCTATTATCTACTACGCTAATACTATGGAAATACATGATGTCAAATCTATTCCAAAAGAAAGAGGAATAATAATTGAAGATATTCACTACAAGCCAAAAAAGGATGAAGTTCTAAATGTTCTTAGAAATTACAAAGGTAAAGTAGTAATGACTTCTTTGAATCAAAAAAGTATTCCTTCTGAAATTAAAAATATGGTTAAGTTCAAAAGAGCAGGTTCCAATTTACATCTTAGGGATTCAATAAAAGAATTAGCACCTAGAAGTGAAGAACCCTTTTCGTATGAAAAGGAAACTTTTGATATAGTCTTAGATTATATGAAAGAAAGCGATAGAGATAAGATTGCAAAAATATTGAAAATAAACAAACCGTCTGATACACAGATTATGTCTTGGTTAATTGAAAACATTCATCCGAATAGATTAATATTTGTAGACGGAGTTGTAAAAAGAAGATGGCCCCAACATTATTTTTACGAGATGTTGGCTTATGCCTATCAAGGTAAAAACTACGGAAGGCCATCATTCCCTAAGAGGGGTTCCTATTCTAAAATCCCATACTTATGTAGAAGATTGGGATTAAGAAGTGGAGATGAAAGACTTCTCCGCCAATTGTGTAAAGATGATAATTTTGTCATTTATGCTAAAACTAAACTAAACAACAGTGAGTGTAGATTACTCGGTCTTGGTGAAAAGAAGATAAGAAAATCTAAACCTAAAGTAAAACAAATTAAGTTGAGTGATTATTATGCTATGGACGGAAAAATATAGACCCGCTTTACTAAGCGGAATAAAAGGACAAGAACACTTTGTAATGGATGCAGAGAATTGGGTAGAGTTACAGAACATGCCGAATGTTTTGTTTTACGGTACTTCGGGTACAGGTAAAACTGCCGCAGGTTTGGCACTAGCCAAAACATTACTTGGAGAAAATGCTCTAGATAACTTCTTTGAAATTAATGCTTCTGATGATAGAAGATTAGAAACTGTTAGAACTAAAATCAAGGAAATTGCTCAAAGTGGAAAACTAGGAGATGTTCCATTCAGAATCATTTTATTAGATGAAATGGATGGAATGACAAACGATGCACAAAACGCATTGAAAAGAATAATGGAGAGATACTCTCAAAATGTTAGGTTTATTGTTACTTGTAACGATAGAACCAAAATCATTTTCGCTCTACAAAGTAGATGTGCAAACTATCATTTCAAGCCACTACAAAATGATACAGTTGCTCAAATCCTAAATGACATCATGGAGTCTGAAGGCATCACCAACAGGCCAACCGAGTCCGAAATGCAGGGCTTTATAGGCGTTTATGGTGGTGATTTAAGGAGGGCAATAACCGAATTACAGGCGGCGATTGCTTCTGATAAACCACTGAAGGTTCAAGTTCAAGAAGGACTACAAGAATATGAAAATATAGTTAATGAGATAATAAATAAAAATGCTGACATTCTTACCAAACTACACACACTATTGTATGACGGAAAAACCGTCAAGGATATTTGTGTATCTTTGCATGATGTTATCATCAATGCTACATTAGATAACAATACCAAATACAAGTTTTTGAGGGTGATAGGAGAAAGCGAATACCGTTCCACTACCATGACACCAAGAGTATTAATCTCTTGGATGGTAGGACAACTAATATGAAAAGGAGGAAAAAAAATGGAAGAAAAATTGAAGAAAGAAATTGAGCAAGGAGCAAATCTTCTTGGCCTAAGTTCCGAAGAGGGACTTACCAAGTATGAAGATATTTGCAGAGAAAACGGGGTTGAATCAAACAGCCCTATTGGACTTGGACTTTGGCGAAGTCATGTTGCACAGAGCCGAAGGCAGAAGTCTAAACCTAGTGGTGGCGGAGGAAGTAACCAATTGTCTAAGAAGGCATTTGGGTTCTTTGTCTCTCTTGAATCGCCAAGAGATACTATGGTTTGGAATCGTAACAAGGCCAAAGAAGAATACGCTAGAAATCCGGATGCCGCTTTAGAAGCGGGTCTGATTGCTACTGCTGAAGAAACAGAAGATGGCTGGAAGATTCTAAGAGTATTCAAGGGCGACTACCAAGAAAGAATTGCTAAGAACCTACCGAATGGTGCTGAAGAAATCGAAGGCAATATGGTTATTCCTTTGGATGCTACAGAAAAATATCCTAACGGTGGGACTAACAGAAACTTCGGAAAACCACTTCCGGCACAAGAGTTCCGCAGAACAGGAGTTTTCTATGGTATGGTTGGAGATAGTACGGAAATGAAACCGTACTTCTTTTCGTACAAGAAAGATGGCTGTTTAGAGTTTGCACCTAATTGCTTTGAGTTCCTACATATGACCGTAATTAAGAATGAAAATTCTGACGACATTTACGGATATACTATGGTAACAAAAGAAAGCCTACAATTAAACAGGGAACTAGACCCTCAATCAGAAGATTATAGGGATATGTCTAACTACAACTATGTTGAAGTATTGACGAATACCTTCTCTAATAAGATTGTAGAATTGGTGGACATTGATAGACAACATGGAAACCTAGCAATGCTTCCTGTAAAGGAGAGATATGTAATTACAGACGGTACTGTTTGTAACATGAACATGACTCCTTTCAGCAATGGAAACCGTGTTCTAAATATTACTGACCTAAACGCCGAGTTTGACTACGAAGGCGGTAACAATATGACAACTTGTTGGGTTCCGGAACATATCAATATTGATTTCGGAATTGGTAGCAATATTATTGTTATCGGTAGAACTTCTCAAAGACAAGGAGATGAAGGCCCCGAACCTGTTACAATTAATGTATCGGGAATTCTAGTAGTAGAAAGAGTTGGCTCTCCTGTAGAGATTGAGCAGTTTGAAGAAACCGACGACGATTGGTTTAGTTGATACTCCGAGGGGTCGTTCCCTACATCGTAAGTGTAAGTATAAACTTACGGAGCAAAATAGATACTCAAATGGGTGCAAAGCCCTGTTTAGATTTAAGAGGAATTAAAATGAATGACTTAATAGAAGATAGATATGTTCTGAAATCGGGTAGTTATCTAGCAGATATTGCTAGTGTCGATTTTATTACATGGAGACAAAGCGAAGAAGGCATTATGCTGAAAATGCACATAGGCCAAAAAGAAATTAGATTCGTGTGTCCTAAAGATACAGCCCAAAGAATATTAACAATTTGGACGAAGTTTAGGGGACAAGAAATAGATATGAAACAGTTTGAGATAGGTGGTAAATTTGAGTATTACTAATAATGCAACAACAGGAATGCTTGCCGCAAAAGCGACAGCAGATGAAAAGAGAAAAACAATCTTCGGACAGAAGCAAGAAGAATTTAATTCTTCCTTTGCTGACTACATGAAGAAGAAGAGAGAAAGTAGAAAATCTAGAATGGTACTAGGTATTTGGGGCCAACCAAAAACCGGAAAGACCGGAATATCATTAGATTTCCCCGATAGGAAAATCTATGTTTTAGATTGGGATAGAGGCGTAGAATCAACTTGGTTTGAATGTCACGATGCTTCAGAAAATATCGAAGTTTATTGTCCGATTGTTTTAGACAAAGACAATGTAATTGATATTAAACAAAGTGAAGAAAACTCTCATTCTTTTGTAAAGTATGTTAGAGGAAAATTAGAAGAGGGAGAGAAACCTATTTTCGTTATGGACGGTGTAGACTCTTGGTACGATAAGTGTATTTACAAAGTAAATCCTAATCCAACTGTAGTTACAAAAATGATGCCATATCAATATGGCCCTAGAAACAAAACTTTCTACCATTTGTTAGAAACTATCTATCATTTGGATTGTGATGTAATTTACATTACTCACGAAACGGAAAAGTACCAAGACAATTCTCCTGTAGGAATGATTCCTGCTTGGAGAGATTGGGGTGGAAAACTTGAGCAGGAGATTCATTGCTCAAGAAAGAAAGTGAAGGGCGAAACTCATTTCCTAGCAGAATTAGTTGGTAGTAGAACTAACGGCAATTTAGTTGGAAAGGTTTGGACTATTCGCAATGGTTCTCCACCTAACATTGTTTGGAACGGAATACCGGAATTACAGGAGGGTAAAATATGAGCGAAAAACTACCTAAATGTTTAGGTAATAATTATCGTGTCAAGTACAAGGGTGCAGAACTCCATGATGTTTGCTTCTATAAAGGCCAACTATCCGAAGTCGCACATTTGGGACATGCGCTGTTTTTTATATTTGACACTAATAGTTTTGTACTTAATGCCAATAAAATAGAAAGTATGGTGAAGATAGATGAAGTTTAATATTGATAGTAAAATTATGCAAAAGGCTCTGGAAGATATTCAAGGAAAGGGAAAATACGGCGTATCTAATTCTAGTTTAGATGATTGTGTTTATTTGAACCTAGAAGGAAATACTCTAGAAATGTGGAATGCAGATTCTACACTTTCTCTAAATATCAATTTAGAAGTCGAAGGAGAAGAAGATGGGGAGTTTGTATTTGATGCAAAGGCCCTATCTCCTTTCATCAAGAAGTTTAGTGGTACGGTTACATTTACAGGAGAAGATACTTTGAATGTATCTTGTAATAACCAATCCGCTACTCTTCCTAGAATACTTGCACATGCTAGCATGAATTCTATTTCTAGAATTAGAGGAATGCTTGAACACATTACTTATGAAGAAGTTCCGGAAACTTTGTTTATGTTCGGTTCGTCAAAGTGGGAAGCCGCTTTTACTCTACATTCTGAAGATTTCAAAAAGACAATGGGACTTTGCGAATTAGTAAAAAGCGGAGTCTACAAAGTCGACTACGATAACGACACAGTAAAAATCAGTAGTCAATCTTCCGCCACCAACAGGTATGAAGAAGTAATGGATTCTTCCAATAATATTGGAGAAGCCGCCACCGTAGAATGGTCGGGGCCTCTCCATAAGTTCTTTGATGGCAAGATAAATATATATCTAAAAGATGAGTTCCCGATTCTTTTAGTAGGTGAAGATAGAAAACTAATTCGTGCGCCGCATATGAGTTGATTAAATGATTATTTCCACATTCAGTACAAATGACCGTATCTATTTATCATGGAGAGAGAATGGGGAAAAGAAGTCCGAAATTAAAAAGTTCAGACCTTATTTTTTCATAGATAATGAACACAGAGAGATGAAGTTCTATAATCCTTCTAAGTATATCAAAAGAGAATTTGAATACGAAGAAGGGGAATGGTATTCTTTGGAAGGAACTAAACTAAAGAAGGTTTATGTTGAAACTTCTGAAGATGTTAGAATTGCTAAAGATAGATTTATCCAAACTTGGGAAGCAGATGTAAAATATCATCATAGATATGCCGTAGATAATTTATCTAAACTACCGGAATACAATATGCGTAAATGGTATTGGGATATGGAATGGCAACAAGGCGGAGAACACCACGATTGCATTACTACTATTGTAATGTATGATAATTATGACTTGGAATATAGCCAATGGGTGTGGTTTCCTAATATAACAGAAGAAACAAAATTAGATTCTGATGAAATTAATCTTCATGTATTTGATAATGAGGCGTATATGCTTGAACATTTCATTACTACAATGGTAGACAAAGACCCCGATATGTTAATTGCTTGGTTTGGTCTAAAGTTCGATTTACCTAAACTAATTGATAGGTGTTGTGCATTGGGTGTTAATCCTCTAAGGCTATCTCCGTATGCTAAAGTATCGAATGTTTTTCCGACCAAGGAAGGACATAGATTCACAAAGGCAGAAGATGGTTTTTCCCCTATCTCTCAACCTATTGGTGGTAGGATTTGTCTAAACTTAGATTTGGCATTTGAGCGACAATGGAATGATTCCCAAAGAGGAACACTCCCTTCTCTAAGTCTAAATTATATTTCGGAAACTATTCTTGGTAGAAATAAATTGAAGTCGGAAAAGTTTCCCGACCCAAATGAATTCTATCGCAGAGCATGGCTAGAAGATACAGAAACTTATCTTCAGTATGCTTTGATAGATGTAGAATTAATGGTAGAGATTGACGAATCTAATTATTGTAGCGAAGCAATATTGGCTTTGCAGAGATTACTAGTTGCGCCNTTCGATGCTTGTTTNTANGCAAGTCATATGGGAGGAATTTACTTTATGAGGAATGCCACTTGGAAAGCACCAACAGGATTCAGACCTAAGAATAAAGTCTGTAATAACTGCGGTACAGTNAATGATAAGAAGGCAAAGACTTGTAAAAATTGCAAGGAGAGTTTATCCTATCAAGGGGCTATGGTCTATGACCCACTTAGCGAGAATACCAACGGCCTACACAAAGGAGTAGCGGCATTCGACTTTGCTGGACTATATCCTTCGATGATATTGGCTAGGAACATTTCGTTTGAAACTATTAGCGATACCCCCACTGAATTTGGGGCAAACCTTGCTACGCCCAAGGACTTCAGCATATGTGATGAGAAGGACATGGTTTATTTCAAGACTGATAAGTTGGGATTGTTACCAACGGCAGTTCTAGAATTGAAAGAATTGCGTAACCAATATAAAGCAAGGATGAGAGAAGCAAGGCTATTGGATGATGGCGAATATCAGAAATGGCACAATAACCAAATGGCGGTCAAAAGGCTGATGAGTTCCTTCTATGGGATTCTTGCTTTTGCTGGATTCGGTTGGTCTAATGTTAAGTTAGCAGAAAGCATTACTGCTAGTGCTAGAGAAGCAATTAGAAGTGCGGCTTTCAAAGCGAAGGAGATGAAGATATGAATACAATATTTCGTAGAAGAGTAGAGAAGGAAGTGCATAATATTACACAACCNTTTACTGCTAAAAATCTTAGAATATTTATTATTGAAAAGTACGGTACTAACCTTGTAGAAAATAGTACCACCATCGGATATATTCTATCTAGAATGGATAATTTAGAGCAACTACCTAATAGAGAATGGAGGGTTATTGATGATTGAGTTATTATATGATAGCGAACTAAGAATTTATTTTGCTCTTGCAGGATTATACATAGCATTATTTTTCCCACCTGCAATCAAGATGTTCTTTAGTCAAAGACATTTTGAATCCAATCTCGCAGAATACTTTCTAAATTGTATGGCGTTTTTGGTAATGTTTTTTATAGTGCCGACCCTTCTATTATTGGGGCTAGTAATAAACTTCTTTTCATTGGAGGAAACAGTATGAAAACTAAATACATTACAATTCGGGTAGACTATGATTCAGAAGAAACTTGGGAAACTTCTCTAAGAGAAATTGAAGAGATAATGGATATGATGAAAAATCTAAAACGCAAGGCGGAGATAGTCGGAATAGAATTGGAGTTGAAAATCTAATGATGATGGATAAGACCAATGAACTATTAGAAGAATTATTGGCAATGATAGCAAAATCAAACAAGATATTAATGATGGTGAACATTGTAAATATAATTACGATTATAACAATAGTAACGGTGATATTATGAGTAAAATAGAAGATGAAGTATGTAGGAAAATTAAGGCTAGGTCTGATGTCGGAAAAAAGAAGTATGGCGTAACTATGGAGGAAGAAGTTCTCTCCATTAGAGAATGGCTAACACATTTGCAGGAAGAATTGATGGATGCTTGTGTCTATGTTGAAAAAATATTGGGGCTGATTGAATGAAAGAGAATAGGGCCTATTTCAATAAAAATAGAATATGTAAAAGAATAATTAGGGCCTTTAACGAAAGCGAAAATGAATGCCTAACGAGCCAAGAAGTTTTTTCTTTGCTATTAGACCAAACGACTAAGAAGGGCACGAAGTTCACAATTACTTACACTAAGCAAAATGTTGCACAGACCTTGAATAAATATCCTTTTTTTGAAAAGTCGGGAGTTACCAAAAGCAAAAGCATGGCGAATAATTCTATGACTGTTTGTTGTTGGAAACTTTCCCACATAGGGAGGAATTCATAATGGGTAGGGGTGCCTCTAGAAATTTAGATTGGAATGCTGGTTGTCAAGCAATGGATGAAGTTCTATCAACTATTACAAAAGATTCTTTTTGGGTAGAAGATATTATGCCTAGAATAATAGACAGGTATCAAGAACTTTCGGGACATAAAGTAGTAAATAGAAACCACTACCCTCAGAAAAGATTTGCAAACTTGGCTACCAATAGGGCCTTTTTGAAAAGAGGCTGGTCTTGCAAACAAAGACTTAGAACTACTTTCTTGAAGATAGATGGAGAAAAAAGAAAAGTCAAGGGCAAAAAAAGAAAGGCGTTTAGAATAGTTGGTGAGGAAGAATGAAAGTAGTATATGGGCATACAGATTCTATCTATGTTAAGATAGATTCAATTGATAAGGCTAAGGAGGCTCTAGTTGAAATTAACGACCATGTTAGAGAATCATTTCCGAATGTATTGGGTCTAAGTGAGCATCCTGTAGTTTTAGAGTTTGAAAAATACTTCTCTAGGTTGGGGGTTGGTGCCACTAAGAATAGAAACGCAGGTCTGATTTCGTGGAAGGATGGCTATGATTTAGAAAAGCCCGAATTTACCATGACGGGATTCACTGCGAAGCGTATTTCAGAAACTCCCTTGGCAAAGGGTGTCCAAACGGAAGTATTGAGAATGTGGCTTAACGATAATACCTTCAAGGAAATTAATTCCTTTCTAAATGGAATCTACACTTCAATAATAAATAGCGATTTTTCAAAAGTCGATATAATTAAGCGAAGTCGCCTAAAGGTCGAGAGATTTTCCGTAAAATGTCCGAACTGTAATAAGAAATACAAGGTTGAAGATTGTTATTCTATAGATTTTTGCCAAAAGTGCGGAGAAGAAAAGAAAAACTTCACCACTTTGCAAAATAAGAAGCCTTCCTTCGGCGAAGGAGTCGGCGGAGTTCTCTATGGAAGAGAAAAATTGAATATGGATTATGATGATTCGTATTTATTTATGAAAGTAAGAGCCAAAGATACATTTACTCATCCTCTAACTAACGAATCCAAGTCTGCGGAGTATTTTTCCGCCACGACTTACGAAGAGTTTGATAATGTAGAGCCGGATTTGCAATTTTATGCAAATGTCGTGATAAAAAAAGCAGAGCCTATCTACAAGGCTATGGGTTGGAATACAGATTCAATCCGAACAGGTAGAATACAAACAAGTTTTGACGATTGGTGGTAATATGACATATGAAAATGAAATAAAACAAATGGAAGAATATACTTATCAGTGGAATACTGATAATTACGACAACGAAGATGAACCTATTTTGAAGATTACAAAATCTTCTATGATGAGCCATCTTTGGTGTCCTAAAAAATACGAGTTTGGCTATATTCAAAGGTTGCCTCAAGACCAAAGCGAAGCCATGAGAAAGGGTACAGTAATGCACAATGCAAGAGAAGATTTCTTCAACGATTTTGACATTGCTAAGGCAGAGAATATGTCGCACGATGAATTGGTAGACTATTGCGTAGGCCTATTTCCTATTGATGATTACTTTGATGAATACATTACAATAGCGGCCTTTGAAGCAAATAGATTTTCAGAAGCAAAGGCAGAAGATAAACTGACCGAGTTTTTACCTGCTTGTAACGAAGGCCTACTTGATTGTGAGATTATTATTGATGCAAATACAGACCCTAAATACCCTCTTCGCAGAGATTACAAAGTGCATTTACAGGGTATTATTGATAGGGTTTTCAGAGAAGGAGATGGCTACATTCCTATGGAATTCAAAACCGGAAAATGGAGNGATAGTAAGATGTCGCCTATGAGAAAGGAAATGGCTTTCTACAAACTAATGATAGANAATTCTAGTGAAGCAGTTCTGCGCCAAGCAGGATTAGAACCGAATCTAGATGTAACGCATTGGTCTTGGTACTATCCAATATCAAACTTTATTCATGTAGAGAAGGTAAAGAAAACTTCTATGACTTCTGTACTCAAAAGCATTGCGAGATTAATTCACGCATATGAAAGAAAATTATTCCCTGCCAAGTTCTTCTATAAGACCTGCGCCCATTGCAGTTATTTTGGAATTTGCGAAGCGGCCCAAGAAGATACATGGTTGTGATATTATGAAAGAAATACTAGCATTAGAAAATGAAATTTCTATTCTTACTTCTAAACTTGAAAGGGGAGAAGGTGTAGAAGCCAAACTGAAAAAGGTAATTAAGAAATTAAAGAAGCGGGTGAATAAATTAAAATTCATGCAGGAAAAAAATAAGGAATTGCAAGAAGGACATTCTGAATATTTTCACCTAAATCAAAAGACAGACTATGAAAAAAGGAGAGATAGAAATGACTGATAAAAAACCACTATATCTTTGCATGTACGCTTATCTTTGTGGATGCCACACTATCATGTCAAACAATAGAGAAACTATTAGCGCACATATGAAAGAAGTCCACGGTTGGACTCAACAAGATTGTGACGATACGAATTGGGATGATGAATGATGCCACGATATTATCACGCTACACCTAAAGAGAACTTAGGCTCAATCTTACGAGATGGAATACAATCATTATTTGGTGGGGTGTATTGTTCAACAAGTGAGGAAACTTCCGCAAGGTGGATATG